ATTGAAGTGTTTAAGTCCATTAGGGGCATCAGTTTTAACGTACCATGCATCTGTATCAACTAAGAAATTGTTGATTACATAACCTTGTGGGACCATGCCCATAGATTTAATTGCATTGATATCGTTGTCCGCTGTACCTACTCGTCCTGCAGAGTTCAATAACCTTTCAGCTACGAATTGAAGATTTACCGGAAGAATTAATTTCATGCCCCTTAGAGCAATTTTTAATCCTCTTTCATCCTTCATGTTCGCAATTTCGATAAGTGCTGTTTCCAACGAAGTTTCGTTAAGATCAGCGGCAGTGCCTAATAGATTTGTTTGGTTTCCACTAAGCGTTGGGTGTGACGCAGATAGTAAAACTACCCCGTCACCACCAGTGTATCCAGCTGTAGTTGAATTATTCAACACATTTGAGCCTTTTACCTGTTTAGTGTTAGCCATTGATCTAGCCAATGCCTTTGTATATCGAGTGCTGATTTTGTCGTAAAGGTTGTCCTCTACGGCTTCTTCAGTTAATGAGAAAGCTAAAGCGACAGTCTCGTTGGTATACCTAGCAGTGTAAGTTTCTTGAGCGTCGTCGTAAACTACGCCTTGACCCTCAGGTTTTACACTAGCGTTGGCAAAACCACCAAGCATCACTTCTTCTTCGAACGCACGATCAGAACTCTCTGTTTCAAAGATTTCTGCGTTTTGATTTTCGTATCGGTCATACTCTAACCCAAACAAAGCGTTTAAACCTGGTTCGAGTTCCTTGACCAATTGCATTCTTGAAATAACCATTGTTCAATCTCCCTAGGTTTAGAACGTATGAGCAGTTCTGAGATAACGATGTTCGTTAAATCTAACTACCCAGTTCGAATTTGCTGAAGCTGCATCGTTATTACTAGGATCTTCGGAAAGACCCATAATTACGAACATGTCAGTAGCACCTGAGCCAGTAATAGCTGCCGCCAATTCAACTTTTGATTGGCCATTAACAGTTGATCCGGCAGTATATGCCATATCAATATTGTTATTGACAGCTGTTGCATAAGTCAGTGTACCTGATGCTTGCACTTCAAACAACTTGTTCGGATCGTCATAGACGTACGCTTCAATTTTACCCGTAGTAATATTTATACTACCAGGGTAATAATTTGACCATGTTGGTTTGCCTGTAGTAGGATCCACATAGTAGCATCCGTTGAAAATTCCAACACAACAAATGTTACCTGCGGCAGCTGGGCCTATATAGCCTGCTGCTGGAGTAACACCTGTACCAGCTTGTGAAGCATTTCCAACGAAGACAGGGTCTCCTTTGTAAATTGCTCCAGCTTGGTTATCAGCAATGTAATACTTTGTAGTACCACCATTGTTGATTGAGCTACCTAATTCACCTACTGGGCGAAAACCAAATGGCGCATCAATATTAGCCATGATTTTTCCTCATAGTATTAGTTGTGACCCACTCCTCATGAGTGTGTCAATTTTGTGTAAATTATGTGGTAAATCTAACTAGATTTTTTGCCACCAAAACTTACGCGAGTGCTTCTCTCCGAAGAGATTGGCATACTAGGATGTTGGTCCTTAAGGGGATCGTTTGCAATCGCTGCATCCTTATCTTTCGTCAGTTGATGAAAGTAAGCATTTCGCTCATTAACGGTTTCCTCAGGAATCCTTGCTAGCATTAATCCTCCAACAGCTATAACACCATTATATTTACCTGAATCTAATTGAGGCCATTCAGTATCAGGATATTCATCCGCTCGGACAAATTCCCAACCTTCTCGTAGTCTGGCAGAGACATTTTTATTGTCAAGCTGTCCTACTACTTCAGCCCTTATCCAGCGATGTTTAAAACCGGCTGGTGCAGGTGGTGCGTCTAGTTGTGATGGTGGAGCCCATGGTTTCCTTCGAGAAGTTTTCTCTCTGGTTTCAGACTCGCGTGATGGTAGTTTTTGCGGTTGTTTCGTTGTCATAATCATATGCCTACTCCTTCACGTACTTCGCATATTCGCTTAGTGGCACACCTAGTTTTTTTGAAATGGCAACTTGTGACGGTGTGAGTCTCACTGTGCCTTTGCGCCTTCCTGGGGATGCACTTCTATTTACAGAAGATACAGCCTGGGTTGGCGAAACCTTGTCAAATCGGTGAGGAAATGTTTCCTTCATCCTTTTATCTATTTCATTATAGTATGAATCGGATGTCGTGTCAAATCCTTCTTCCATTAGTTTACGATGAATTGAGAAAGATGTCAAGGTCATTGGTTCATCTTGTCCAAACCATTCGTTCTTATTGGCCCAGTCCTCAGCCTTTGGATCTGGTGGCCTTGGAGTTGGTCTTTGTTGTGGATATGGTTGCTGAGGCATTTGTGGCTGTCTTGGGTCCACTCCTCTCGCTTCCATTTCCTGTTTTAATCTTTCACGTTGGGCTTTATGGGATGCTGCTCTTTCTTCCTCAATAGCCAAACGGCTAATTTTAGACTGAGCTTCTACTTGCTTTTCCGTATCTCCTAAATCCATCGCTTCTTTTAATTCTTTTTTAGCGTGGGTTAATTGTGCTTCCACACGATCCCCGTATTCAGCCACATATCCTGAATCAATTTGCTGAGCTCTTTGTTTAATTTGGTTAGCATCCTGTCGAACTCCTTGCGCATATTGAATGGCAGCTTGTTCACGTCTTTCAGCTTCCCTTGCTCTTTTTGTTAATTTATCAATTCTAGATTGAACTTTTTTTCCGTAGTCATCCACTTCTTCCGAAGTAGCGCCTTGGACACCAACATCCACTTCTTGTGTAGCGTCGTCAGTATTTACTCTTTTAGGTGCTTCGTCGAGATTAACCTCTGTAGAGGCACCTTCTGCTGGCAAGTCAACCATCTTAGCATCTGCTTCTGATTGCATCTGTACTTGCATTTTAGGTTCTGCAGGCATTTTTCCTCCTGTTATGTTTTAAATTGCAAGATATCCTCTGGGTCTTTTACCACAGCAATTATCTCGTCATCATTAAGTATTCTCACTTCACCACCTTCTATTCCAAATCTGGATCCGGCGTAACGACCGAATATAATCCAGTCCTTTTCTTTACACCATGGTCCATCTGGAAATCTCGCTTTGTCTCTATAGGCATCAGGTCCAACTTTTAGGACATAACCTGTTACAGTTGAAAATCCCCGCTCCTCCATTGTCTGATCTGACAATATTATTCCTCCCTTTGTCTTTCCTTGGCCTTTGTATGGAAGTACTAATATTCTCCATCCTGTAGGGTTGGGTAATCTGTCTACAATTTTATCTGATTCTAGATGTTTTATATTACTTGTAGCTTCTTCTTGAAGTTTTTTAAGGAATCTATTTTCCTTATCTTCCGCTACTTTATTATTTTCATCTGCTTCTAAAGCTAAATCTTTTTCCTCTAAAGCAAATTTACGTTTCGGTATCTCCATTGTTTTCTCTTTCATGCAGGTCCTGTATCTCCTGTTCCATTATTGCGTAGGCTTTATATTCTCCTACGGTTTTGTTATATTCATCCCAGCTAGGTAATCCAGCTGCAATGATATCCTTTAACTGTTCTTTTTGTGCTCTAATCTTTTTCAAGATTAGATAGACAGCAGTAGTATCTTCCAAGTTATTTTTTTACCTTTCCACCTTTTTTATAGCCTTCATTTCTTCTAATTTCACGGTCCACTCTACGGATTTCATCTTTTTCATCCATAATGTGTTTAGTTCTAGAACTGACGTGTCCACCATGTTTTTTATTAATCTTTTGGTTAGGTCTTTTACCCCATTTACCATAAGATTCATCTCTACGATCTTTCATGGATTGTTTTTTACCGGCTTCTTTTCCAGTTCTCATACCCAAAGATTCATCTTCTCTGGCTTTGTAACCTTGCTTATGTTTCTTTCCGCCTTTATGCGGGCTACCGTGAAATAACGCTCTTCCCATTGCATCATGAGTTCTGCGCTGTAAGGCTCTTCCTGTGATATCTCTAAGATCTCTTCCCATAATATTCTCCTTATATATTATTTAAAATAGTTATACAACTATTTTTTTACTAAACTTCCACCAAAGTACAACCCTATGATCGAAGCCATTAAGTGCGTATCCATTGGCGTTATTACCACACCTGCGAACTGCCTGTCCACAAGCATTTCTTTCTGTTCAATTAAGAATAGAAAACCTCTACTAAATTCTGTCCAAGTCAAGAAGACTGAAACGTCAAAAAAGACTGGAACTATTTTCGGCCATACGATTATAAAGAATACCGCCGTTAGTGCAATGATTCTTCTCGTCCATTGAAAGCCAGGATTTTCATATTTCCTCGCCTTTTCAATTGCGTCCATTTGAAACTTTCCGCGGGCAAGAAGCATCTTCTGCTCCGCCTGTTTTGCCTTGATGCTTTGTCCCCAAATGGACATTACTCCACCTAGAACACTTGATCCAAGCATTGTTATCATTTCTACTGGTAATCCAAACATTATTCTACTAAGCCCACTATTCCACCTTTACTAAATCCTTGTTGAAAACCAGGACCTCCATGAGTCCTAATCATCATTTGTTGTAAAGGGTTTGGTGCACCCCATAATTCATTTGGGTTTCCTCGTGGCATTCCTGCTGGGGAGTCATAATAGCTGCCGCCGCCGCCACCGCCGCCTCCACCGCCGCCGCCGTAGTAACCACCGTAGCCTCCGCCACCGCCGCTGCCCCAGCCGCCGCCACCACTTGTATGTCCTTCAATTAAAGCTTTAACCGCTGGCTGTTCTGAAGTAGGTAAATTTTTATCTCCCATAAAATTAACATAATCAACATTGTTACCTACATAAAATTTATCAAAAGCCATTTCAGCTGCATGGTTTGGATCAAAACCTTGATTTATATAATCCTCCATCATAAATTTTAATGTGTCAGTAACCGCTACATTTGATTGTCCTGGAACTCCGGAGCTGGCACCAAATACACTTCCAGATCCAAAAGCCATGGGAGCATTAATATCGTACTCACCATAGTCATAGGACGAAACGTCTAATTGTTGCGGCTGAAGAGTATTATACCAATCAAAATAAGCATTGCTTGTATTATCATTGGTTTTAACTCCGTATAAATAGTTTTTTAAATTGTTAGCTTGAACAGTATTTCCTTTTCCTGCTGCAATTAATTCATTTAATCTAGTTGCAAATTTATGTTCGCCTTGGGGTGGATCTGGTTTTGGTTTTGGTTTTGGAATTATTGTTTGATTATTAGTTTGATTATTAGTTTGATTATTAGTTTGATTATTA